TTTCCCAGTACTGCTTTCACCAGCGATGGCAGTAATCTTATTGCCAGATACGCCACCAAAAATGGAACCGCTAACCATTGCATTAAAGATGTACGATCCTGTGTCGATGTATCTTTCTTCTCCGTCGATGTCTTTTGCGAGTTGGGTGTAGTCATCACCAATCTCTTTGACAATATCTTTCAAAAAATCCATAATTACTTTTTAAAATACTTTTGAATTACTTGTATTTGATCTTCATATTTAGCAATAATATCAAGTTCTTTCTCAATTGATTCTAATATATCAGAGTGTTCTCCAATACCAACAGGATGTGTGAGATAGACTTCTATGTTTGTTTTATGTTTCTCTATATCACCTCTTGCATGTGCTATTAAAGCATTAATGATTTGATCTCTCATTTTTTTTCTCGTTGTGAAGTGTATTCTTTATTGGATGGATACCAAGGTGTATTTTCACTCATGTCAAACCATCTCTTAATCTTAAACCAAGTTCTCCAAAGAAATTGATTCATGTTGCCCTCCATGCCACATAGTATATGAATCCTAATCCTGATAGTATTGTAAAAGTAATTGGAAAGAATGGTATTACCATCATTGCATGAATCACTTGTAGTATTACTATACCATAGAATATCCACATTATCCACATCCCAATCTTATTATGTCGGGAACCTCTCCTGTATTCAGGTGGTGATATATTTTGTTTCCATATATCACTGGACATGTATTCATCTAAAGGAATTTTTTTATTCATTTATAAACCTCAAGGATAGTAAAGACCAAAATAACAATAGAACTCATACCAGTAATTATCAATAAAACTCCCAACCAACCCCAACATGTCATATCACCATACCATGTTCCTCTCTAAGAATTTTCTTATAAGGCCCATCAGGATTAGCATCCCTAACTTCTTTAACAAGTTTCAACTTTTCATATAAGTCTTTACAGTGTGGTTCTCCTTCATTCTTACGGCACTTCCATAATGCAGTAACAATGTAACCAAACTCTTTATCGTCAATAGGTAATTCCATTATGCAAAAAAGGATTCTAATGTAGCTGTTTTTTCCACCTCCCATTGTATCACATCTAGGATAATTTTCAAGGGGTCTAGGAAAGATTTTTCAAATTGTAAATCATAATCAATATATTTCTCAATACCAAGTTCTCTAGGAAAATCCTGAATGAATGACATCACATTCTCATGTATTGGATTTGGACTACGAAGATAACAGAATTTAACCTTCTCACCGTTTCCAATAAGTGAATACTTACCTTCAAGTTTTAATCTCTTTACATGATGATTGAATAAAAGAGATCCTCTTGCATGGATAGGAGTACCCTTCGCATATATGGCATTATAACCCTTATATTTAACAACATCAGAAACTGTTCTTGGAAATGATATATCCTCTGGTGGAAGTGATTTAAACTCATTACGAAACGTATCAATAAAATTAATCATTTCATCTTCAGTACCACTCATAATAACCTTCAGTGCATCTTTAATAGCCTTACGACAAGGTGCAGGTGTAGAAGACTTAACTGCCTCAATACCCATGATCTTAAGTTTGGCTTCATTATATCGAACACCCTCACTATCCCATACATTTAAAATGTATCTCTTCTTAGCAGTCCATATACCTCTATCAGCAATGTTCTCCCTTTTCATGATCATCTTCTGATCATAAGCATTTACGTAGTCGGCCAATTCTTGGTAAGAACTCTCAATATACGGCTCAAGTTCCACCTCACAGATCTTATTAAGGAACGAAACAACGCCTTCAGTAGTTTTCTCTCTCCCCTCGTATACACGGTCAACCAAAGGGCCCAAATTAAGATAAATGGAATCAGTATCAGAAGCAATAACATAATCAATATCCTCAGTTTTTAGAATCTTATTAATCTTCCTATTCATTTTATTTTCTATCCAACGGATAGAAACTTGACCCGAAAGAGTAATAGCTTCAGCATTCTCTAATTTATAATAGCGGAAGTACTGATTGCCGATAGCACCATAAGCAGAGTTAAGAGATATCTTTTTCGCCATCTGTATATTGTTGCAGCGGGCAATTTCTTTAGTAAGAGAAACCGATGGATTCTTCTCAAATTGTTTCTTCGCATTAATCATCCTCCTTTTAAAAGTTACACGTTGGTCATAATACTTCTGCATCAATTCTGGTAGGAACCCACGTATATCTTTTCTATACTGAGCTCCATTCGCACATGTTGCATACTTACTATCAACAGTTATCTCTTTATTTAAGATCCTCTCAACGCTCGCACTGGGATGTCGAGTCTCCCTGATGGTCTCTGGTGAGATATTGTACTGCATAATAAGATGAGGGTACAGACTGTTAAGGTCAAAACTAACCACCCAATCATACTTTCCTGCAATCGGTTCCTTGACATAAGCTCCTGCGTATTTTTCGTCTTTTTTAGATCCTATCTTGGGAGGAATAGCAATATTCCTCTTCTTCAATTCATTGTATATTATACAATCCCAAAGTCTAACTTGAAAGAAAATGTCTTGATAATTAACCTTGGCATCATATGCCATAGTTAACGCAAGTTCAATCAACTTAAGTTTATCTTCAAGACGGTCAACTAATTGCACATCAATTATATTATACTCTACAAACTTTTGCCAACCATTTGTGTAGAAATCCTTAAAAGTATCAAACTCACTATGGTCTAATTTTTTTTGTCCTAACTCCTGTTGTGCAATATAATCCAAACGAAAACTCTCTTGGTTTGGTGTGCCAGGCGACCATTTATAAAGACGCATGTAATCTAATACAGATACACCACCAATATCAACAACAAAGTTCTTACGACCCATCTTCATAATTTCATTCTGAGTGACAAGACCCCAAGGTGATAACCTCTTCATCATCTTAGCTCCCAGAACACGGTTCAGACGACCTGCCAAGTAAGGCATATCAAAGAACTCACAGTTCCATCCAGTAACAACATCAGGTGTATTCTCAATCCACCACTGTATGAAAGAACTCAATAAATGATGTTCAGAATCACACTGACGATAATCTACATTATCATGTGTGTTATTAAAAGGCCCTACACCCCATGTAATTATCTTCTTAGATGTATAGTCCTGTATAGTAATCAACAATACTTCTTCAGAAGCAGACTCAACATCAGGGAATCCATTTTCAGATTTAGTCTCAATATCAATTGTTACTAATTTAATCTTACTAATATCAAATTCAATCTGATCCTCTGGATAATTATCAGAAATAAACTGATAAATGAATCTTTCAAATCCAAATACTTTAAAACCTTCTACACCATCATACTTGCTAATAAAATCTCTGGTTTCACGGATAGTGCCAGGTTTAACTGGTTCTACCGATTCTCCAGAGAGTGTTTTATATTTGGTTTTCTTCTTGGAAGAAACAAATAAAGTAGGATGATATATTTCTCTATTCTCTATTCTCTCACCATTCTCATAGCCTCGAACCAATATTTGGTTTCCAACCATTTGAATGTTAGTATAGAATCGCATTAGGTGATTGTCACGTAGTAATCTAAAAGATCTGTAGTCGGCTCGACAAATGTAAGAACATCATCCGACCTTATCATTATACCATCTTGGTCTGTATATTCATCCAACCAAGGGACCACTCTTTTATCTGGCCTATCACCAGCAACTAGTAATTTAGGTTTGACTAATTTACAATCAGGTTCTCCTATCTCTTGCATCATTTGAATGACTTCAGAGATAATAACCTTATCATTCTTCAGTATCAGAATCTGTACGTTCTTCATTTAATAATTCCTGTTGTACGACTGTATTTGTTGTTGGTTCTGTCATCTGTTTAATCAGATTCTCTTCAGTTTCCACCTTAGATTTCCAAGTCTGAACCAACTTTGGTATTGGTTCACATATAACATTAACAATATCGCCTGGAACTTGATACTTAGTATCTACCGAATATGGATTCCAACGACTAATATTAACACTGATACTATTGTACTCAGGATTTTCCTCATCCATAATTTTAGAAAGAGTAATCACATACGGATGTGATAATTGATATCCAACAACTCTTCCAGTATCACCTTCAATATCAGGATTGGGTTGTGTACGAATTTCCTCTATATCAGCAATCACATCCTGATTAGGTTTTAGACTCAAAAGTTTTACAGTCATTATTATTGCAGTATTTGTAAGTTATTATATATGATATTTAGGATTTAGTCAATACATCACCTATAACCCAAGATTTTAAACCATGTCCTTCTATTCTCAATTGAACATCAGTTGCTACATTCTCAGGAACAACTACACAATATCCAATACCAAGATTAAATACTCTCTTCATTTCTTCTTCAGGAATCTCACCTGCCAACATAATCTTACTAAACACTTCTGGCATCTTCCATGAATTATAATCAACTCTTGCCTCTAAATCATCAGGAATACATCTAGGAAGATTCTCTGGTATACCACCACCAGTAATATGAGCCATACCCATAATTGGAAAATCTTTTATTAGACTTGCAACTACAGGAGCATAGATGGTTGTAGGAGTAAGTAACTCAGGCATAGGTTTTCCAATGTAACTATGATTAAAAGTTATCTTATGTCTCCATAACATATCATTAATTAATGTATAACCATTACTATGCAACCCACTACTTTCTATACCAATAATTACATCACTTTCACGAACTAAACTTCCATCAATTAATTCAGACTTCTCTACTATACCTGTACAGAATCCTGCAAGATCATAATCTCTCTGTCTAAAATGCTCTGCTGTCTCTCCACCTATAAGTTCTACACCTGCTAGTTCACATCCTTTAAGTATACCAACCATAATATCAGCAACATTATCATCTATCTTCTGAGTAGAAACATAATCTAAGAAGTATAATGGTTTAGCACCACAAGTGATTATATCATTAACACACATAGCAACTAAATCTATACCAATAGTAGTATAGTCATTACCAATTCTACACATATTAATTTTAGTACCTACACCATCAGCACCAGACACTAAAATAGGTTCCTCATAACCATGAGGAACCTTAAACATACCACCAAAACCACCAATACTAGGTGCTTGATTTTTTAATTTTTCAACAAAAGCATTACCAGCTTCAATATCAACTCCAGAAGTTTTATAATCCATCATGTAATCATAACTATAGGAATATTATATCACAAATATTCCTTTCTTGCATGATGTTCTGGAACTATTTTCTTTAAATTTACAACTAATAGTCCATCGTCAAAGCTGACGGATCCAACCTCCGTATCGTCTGTGACCGTCCAAACTCGTTTGAAGGATCGTTGGGCCAATCCTTTGTGGACAAACGTTCCATCATCTTTCGATTCTTCTTTTCTGCCCTCCACATATAACTTTCCAAACTCCGTATAGACTTTGAGCTCATCTTTCTTGAACCCCGCAAGTGCGATTTCGAGTTTTGATTCATGATTATTTAACTGTATCAAGTTATATGGTGGATAATTGGAAGTGGTTGTATCTTCCCAAAAACGATTGAGGTAATCGTCTAAACCTATGCCATTCTTATGGATCTTATCCATTAATTCTGGAAGATTGGCAGCATGGTATCGTGTTAGAGTGTTCATGGTTCTCCTTTAAAAGCGAGTGTGAATTGTGTACCCTTACGGCGTACAATACTATTTAACCATAAACACATAAAAAAAGGGATGTGGAATCCCCTATAAAATTATTCGGTTTA